CTAAAAATTTAGTAGAAAAATGAGCCGAGTGAGCATCTAAAGAATCCTGTTCTTTTTTATCTAAGTCTTTCAAATCTTTTATATTTAATTTTATTGGTTGTTTTTTGATTGGTACATAGTGAGCGATTGGAGTGCCTCTTGGTATAAAGATTTCTTTTTTATTTGAATGAATTAAAAGTTGAGTGTTTATTGAATGGTAAAAATCAGTGTCTCTAATGCCAGGAATAGCACTGAAGTCTTCATTAAAATCAAAAAACACTGGAAGTTGGTATAAAGACCAACCAGGAGGTGTAAGTGCTTTCCATGGTGAGACGGTCTTTACAACACAATACGTTTTGTTACCTAAATATTTGTGTGGTGCAAAGTTCAAATACTGTTCGTCGTAGTGTACGTCCAACAAAAACTTTGGGTCTGAGGTTCTCCAACGCCAATTTTTTGTTTCGGAGTCTACATACATAATAGTGTCTGCCCACATAGGCATTATGTATCCATAAGAAAAATAATCTGTAAAAGAAGGGCAGTCTTTTACGTTCCCAAGAAATGGGTGGTCTAGAGAGGGCTTGTTGTCTATATTAGGAACTGTTCTCCACCAGTCTGGAACGTATTTTTGAGAAAGTTTAGGTAGACATTCTGGTATTTGTGTTAACCCTTCTATAGTTGAAACAAATGTGATTACAGGTTCTTCGAACTCTTCGGTCACTTTGCTTCCCCCCATCTATCTACTATTTTTGCTTCCGCAATAAGCGGAAAGGTAATCTCTGGAAGTCTGATTCCTTCCATAGACTCACGGATTGCTTCTGCTACATCTTCCGCCAAATCTTCACGAGCAACAGTAACCAACTCATCATGCACAGTCAAAACGACATTTGCCCCTGGTTCGTCTACAAAACAAGAGTGGGCTCTTATAATCGCTAGTTTCATAATGTCTGCTGCAGAACCCTGAATTACGGTGTTAAACGCTTGACGTTCGGCTCGTGAACGAAGTCCTGGGTCTCTGCTCTTTAAATCAGGGATATAACGACGACGCCCAAATACTGTAGACACGTATGGGGTAGGTGCTTGAGAAGAAGCCAAACGGATAACTCGCGCTCGATACTTTGAAATATCGCTAAACTGTTTAGTAAATCGGTTTAGAAGGTCTTTAGCATCTTTTACCGTACATCCAATACTCTGAGCAATTTTTTCTGGCCCAACACCGTAAGCAATAGACAACACTAAAACTTTGCCAGCCTTGCGGTCTACACCCATAGTGTCACCAATTGTGGTGTAAATGTCCCCTCCATCTAAGTAATTTTTAACCATAATTGGGTCACCTGAAAAAGCGGCAATAATACGAGGCTCAATTTGGCTATAGTCAGCAACAATCAATTTGTGTCCAGGTGGAGCGATGAACAGGTCACGAATTAACTTCCCATAGTCTCCACCACTAGGGATGTTCTGTAGATTTGGGTCGCTACTAGAGAAACGCCCTGTCTCTGCTCCATGCGCTTTAAAGTTTGTGTGTACTTTGCCGTTAATTAAGAGCGACTTCTTTTCAACAACCTTTGTTTTGCCCATAACTGTGTGTGTAATCTCTCCACCAAGGTAAGGCATTACGTAAGTTGTCATTAACTTATTGAGGTCCTGATACTCAAGGATGGCATCAACAAGGTCATCTTTGTTTCGGTAAAACTCAAGCGCATCCGAAGAAACTGAGTAGTGCTGTATACCTAGTTTCATGGGAGTGGTGGCAGCAACCTCTTGGCCTTTAGTAGTCAAAGCAATTTTAATTCGAAGGTTTGGCTTTATTCCTCTTCCACCGTCTTCTTTAGAGGAAAATAAAAGTTTTTGTTTTTCTTGAATAGAGTTCATAGAGAATGGAGTACCTACAAGTTTCCATGCTTTTGCTTTTGCATCATCGATGTCTTTTTCAAGACGATTCTTCAACTTAGTAAGTTCTTCTACATCTATGCTTGTTCCAGTTAGTTCCATGTCACAAAGAGCAGCGATTACATCCATCTCTAAGTTCCATACACGAGTTAAATCTCCTTCAAGTTTTGGAGCCATAACCTTATAAAGTTGATAGGTAGCATCTGCGTCAAGTCCTGAATAGTTTGCTACATCACTAAAAGCATGAACTTCTACTTGAGCCCCAACGCCCTTCTCCACCACTATTCCTAGTTCGCGTTTTGCGCAGTCTGCTAATCCTAAATAACCACGATTTTGATTGTTTACAATAAACCCAGCCATCATTGTGTCAAAATACGGCTTAAGTGGAACAAGTCCACGGTAATACTTGGCAATAGATTTTAAATCAAACTTTATATTGTGACCAATCTTTAATTTGTCACTAAAAAACAAAGGCTTTAAAGCCTTAAACACATCTCCTGGCAATAACTGGGCAGGAGCAGGACCAAATACAGGTGTCCACTTTGCTTGGTTCTTTGAGTAGTCAGTGTCTCGTAAATCTTTGCCAGAGGCTAGTTTGCGTTGACCACTAAGTAAAAGTTCTTTATCCCAATGTAAAAACTCACCATTTGGATGTCCCATAGGTATAACATCAACTCGTCCCTCAGTTGCAAGGGATATCCATAGAACATCATTCACTACAGGTTGGATTCTGTTTTCTCCAACAGTTTCAACATCGAATGCAAACGACGGTTGCTTTAAGTAGTGTGTAATTAAGTCTTCTAGTTGTTCTTTTGTTGTAATAATATTCATAAAAACCCTCTCTTAAGAGTGAGGGAGCCTGAAACTGAGGTAACAGGCCCCCCCACGTGTGGAAACTTAGGCTATAGAACGAGCAACCTCTAGTAGTTCAGAGCGAGGGGTCTCTCGAATTACTTCTGCTGTATAAGGCTCAGCGGATGCTACGAGTTCGTTTACCTGTTCTTGACTTAGTTTCCACTCCTCGGCAAGGTCACGACCACGAACGAAGTTGAGGGTATACTGCGTCGTTGGTCCTGTTCCTAGTCGAGAAATCTCCCAGAACTCTTTTGAAAGAGGTCCTTTGCGCTCGTCATCATGCGCTTTTTTGATTTGACGAGCCAGCGATGGTGGTGCAGTCAGGATTTGTACGCCCTGCGATTCACCAGATAGTACGAGTACGTTAAACGCAAACTTTCCACGAGGCTTGTCACCAAGAATCTCGCAGAGTGGGCAACCATCTCCCATACAGACAAAAGACTTCTTACCCTTTGGGCGTTCAATCCAGTGCTGCTCATAAGTTGCAAATGGTTGATTCTCCATGAACTTAACAAGTTGTGGTTCTTCGGAGAAACGAAAGTCAGTTGGAAACTCAGAGTTATCTGACTTAAGAAGTGCATCAACGGCATCCCAGCCTTGTTGCACGGTTGTTCCAACCTTCGGTTGGGCTGTTTCGCTATCTTCATCAAGATAGTCGTCTGCATTTACTGCAGGCTTTGTAATTGGCATTTGTTTCCTTTTGGTAATGAGGCCCCGCGACGTCTGTATTACAGACTCTTGTCACTTCGGCTCTCGGTTGATGTGATGTCCTTCCAGCGGTTTAATAAAGCCTCTGTAAGGTCTTCGTGCTGGCCCCACTCTACACGAGCGGTGCCGATTAGGTTTCGCTTGGAAAACTCTTCAACAGCAGCCTCTATGAGAGCACGGGTATACACCCGATTTCCTCCAGTTTTTTGACCTTTTAAAGTCTTTGACCGAAGTCTATACGGGGCACGTGGGATATACCCTTTGCGTTCCCATAGACGAACTGTGACAATGGTCTTTTCCAATGCCTGTGCAAGCGCACTAATAGTAAAGACCTGTGTTTCTTGTCCGCCTAATGTTTTAATGATTGGGTTTTCATCCCAACCATTTGTCTCGCCGCTTTTACGACGAGAAACCTTTGGGTTTAGTTCTCTTCTTTTCTTTTTAGAACCAGGAATGTATTCAAGGTCAGCAAATGCTTTTTCAATCTCATCCTGTCCTCGTAATCCAGCCATGTCTTATCTCTTATTCATAACTAATGCCCAGACTACAGTCTGAGGATACATTTCATCAATTTCTTCCTCCGTAAGTTCATCACTGTACAGAGCAGCCATTAAAGCATCTTCATCAATAATTTCAACAGTCTTGATTAACTTATCACGAAGACCTTTTTCATCAATGATATCAAAAGCAATGTCTTCATCAATTTTACGAGTAACACGACGTTGTTTAGTCATTGACACAAAGCCTTCAATTTCTTTAGGCAGTTCAAAAACTACATTTCCTTTGCTGTCTACTTCGCCGTTCTCTTCAATTTCTTCAAACAAATCTTCTCGTAAAGACTTCATTTGTTCTTGAAAGTATTCAACTTGCTTTTTGTAGAAAGCATACTGTTGTGCTTGAGATAGGACGTTGTCCTTGTCTACTGTTCTTTGGTCTTGTTTTGAAACACGAGCCATAATTACCCTCCCACTTTAGTCTGAGAAATGAAGTTCAAAAGACTTCCCACCGTCAAGTCTACACCACCACGAGCGTTGATTCCCTGGCCGTCCATTACTGCGTCAGCCACAGCATTTTTCTGTTGGAGCATCTCATGCTGACGTTCCTCGATAGAGCCCTCCATTATGAGGTCTTGAATAGTTATTGTAGGCCATCTGCTTGAGGCTCTTTTAATTCGACCGTTTCTCTGCACAGCCAATCCAGCATTCCACGGCAAATCGTAGTTAATCAAAAGGTTTGCATTAGGTAGGTCAACCCCATAGCCACCTGCATCTGAGGATATAAATACCCTGCATTCTGGGTCAGTTAAAAACTTTTCTTTGCTTTTTTCTTTTTCTTTAGAGTTCATCTCTCCTGTGTAAATGGTTCCATGCAGTTCACTGTGGATTAAGTCTACTGCGCCAAGATATGACGTAAATATGACAACTTTTGCATCAGGGTCAGTGTCTAAATGCTCAGTAACATACTGCTTTAACACTTCAAGTTTTGGACTTTTTAAATTACCAATTTTTAAGTGTCCGTTGTTATACAGAGAGTTTGCATAAGCACTCCCCACTTTCCCATCGTAACGTGCGCCACTGGCAGCAAGAATTACAGGAGAATCACACACCATACGAAGAGCGGTTATTTTAGACATTATGGAACCTCTCATCATGTCTGCAGGACTACCAGGTTTGTGTCCCTCACCATAGTGAGCAGAAATTGAGAATCCTGCACCAAGCAGTTGCTGTGCTTCAATCAACTCGTTACATAGTTCTTCCGCAATAAACGAATACAATTTTTTATTTGCTGAGTCAAATCTCACACGTATTGGGTCACGATAAATGACGCTTGGAAGATACGGCGCAACATCAGGGTCTGTTTGAATTTTCCTCACTGAGGAAGTTTTCATCTTCTCGTGAAAAATTGGCAAATTTCTGTAGCGTTGAACTCCACCAAAGTGGTTTCTAACTATGAAGGTTTGGTCAAACAAATCAAATCGTCCTAAAAGGTTTGGGTTTACAAACTGCATAATACTGTAGACCTCTTCGGGTTTTCCGTTTTCAATAGGGGTGCCTGTAAGAGCAAACCTAATTGGAATATTGCGAGCAAGTTCCTTAACCTTTTTTGACCTTTTAGAACGAAAACCCTTTATTGCAGTGGCTTCATCGCAGACTATTGCGCTCCATGTACCTTTACTGACAATGTCCCAGTCATTGACTATTGACTCGTAATTAGTTATGACGTAGTCGCTCTTCTGCCCACTTTTGTACTGTTCTTTTCGTTGTTCTTTATTGCCGTCTATAACGATGGTCTCTGTGTTTGTGGTGAACTTGGCTATCTCTTTTTGCCATTGATACTTGAGACTAGATAGTGCTATTACAAGAACAGGGTAATTAGGTCGTAGTTGTTCTAAAGCAGCAATCGTCATGCAGGTTTTTCCTAAACCCATTTCATAGGCTACAAGCATCTTCTTCTCGCCCACCATACGACTTACAGCCTCTACCTGATAAGGCTTGAGAGTTCCGTTAAACAAGGAATGCCTCCTTACCTAAAACATACGACTTAGAGTTCTCTATACCTTGATGAATCTCATTTATAGTCATATCTCCTGGGTCTTTTACGTCTATGCCCTTGTAGTCAAAGAAAAATAAATTGATTCCGTACTTGCGAGCATAGGGACGCATTGATTCTGCTGCCTTCAATCCTGCTGCATCTTTGTCAAATGCTGCAATAACCTTATCTGCTCTTCGCATAATCTTTGCCTGTTCTTCACTAACAATTGCACCAAACGTAGAGATTGCTCCCTCAACACCTGCACAACGGAGACGAACAACATCTAAAGGAGATTCGACTACAACAAGGATGTCTGTAGCCATTACTTCAACACCAAATACAGTTTTAGATTTCTTAACTCCCTGCGGTTGATTGCGAAAGAATCTACCTGAAGCACCCTTTTCTTGCCATCCCATTAACTCGTACGTATCAGGATGACGGATAGGAAGAATCCATGCTGAATGATTTACATCCCAAAGTACGCCATGGTGTTTTGCTGCGGCAACATTTAAGTATCGTTTTTTTAGTTCAAATGCGGGAGGCTCTGAGTACACAGCCAAACGAGCCTCTGACATACCTATTGGCTCTGCTTCAGGCTGTACATACTGTGGTAAATCCTTAATACGCCGTAGCAAAGTGTCAATTGGCAACTCTGTTTGTCCATCAATAAACTCTTTTGCTTCGTGATAATCGATGCCACGCAAATCACGAACAAGTGTGTATAGGTTTCCCTTGTAACCGCAAGAAAAACAAATGTGTGCACCAGTGATGAGGTTTATCCACCAAGACGGATGATGGTCTTCTTTTCCTGTTCGCTTCTTGTGCATAGGACATAACCCATTGACCTCATCGCCTCGCTGCGCGGCTAAAGGAACGTCTAATGCAAGTAAAGTCTTCTCTACATCAACCACTATCTGCCCCAGTTCATACAGTATGTGCACTTGGTCATAAGGGCTTCATCATGGAAACAACCAGTTTCCCAACGCCAAGTAATTGCAGTTTCGCTTGGTGGGCAGTTACGCGATTGAACAATCTTTAATAATCGAATCTCTTCGTCTTCTTCAACTGGCTCAAGACCAAGAATTACATCGGAGTCTTGGAAGAACGAAGATGAATAACCAATTGAGTCTGCAGTTACTTTTCCAGCACGCATCTTCCAAAGCAATGTCTGGGTAGTAATAACGATTGGTTTGTTTATCTTTTGAGCAAGTCTCTTCAATGCACGAGTAATATTAGTGATTGCTTGAGGAGTGTTCATCTCTCCCGTAATTTCATCCATCATTAAATAAACGCCGTCTACGAACACGATGTCAGGGTTACACTGCTCAATCTTTGCTGACAACGCTGAAACGGTAATTCCATTTACAGCATCGACCAGATGAAACGGATGCAGTTTTTCCATGTTATTGAGCATGTCTATGTAACGAGATTCTTCTGCAGGCAACAACTTGCCTCGACGAAGACGTCCGTGAGAAACGTTGGAACGCATCGCATCGTGACGTTGTTGTTGCTCGTGATTGTTCATCTCAAAGGACTGGAACATTGGGACTTTAACCAACTTATGAACATTGATAGCCATCTGCAAGGCAATTTGAGACTTACCAGTCTTTGGTGGTGCGATGACGGTGATTAGTTGCCCACCCTGTAATCCTGCGGTTGCTTCATCAATCTTTTCAAAACCTGTAGGTATTCCTAAGAAGGTCTTGTTTTGTAACGCCTTGTAGTCTTCGTAACGCTCTTCAGTATTCTTTGACAGGTCTACTTCGTGAGTACCAAGTACGCCCTGCTCGTTAACTTTTGCAATTGCCTGCTCCATGGCAAGAAGGGCAGCGTCATGATTGTTGTCTTGAAGAAGTTCTACAGCGTTCTCTAATCCTTGACGAGTCAGCAGGCGACGACGAAAGTCAACCATCGTGTCAAGAAGATACTCAACGGTGTCTTGTACATCTAAAACTTTATAATTTGGATAATGGTCTTTTACCGTTGTTGCTGTTGGAACTTCACGATACTCGCTGTAATGTTTTCTTACAAAAGCCCAAACTTTTCGATTATCCTCATCAAGAAACCAAGAGTCATGAATTCCACGAGACAACGCAGGAACGATGTCGCGGTCTCTAATGACCTTACTAACTAAACGGTGCTCGTTGTCCGCTGCCATGCGCCCTCCCTCCAGAGTTAGATATTGGCTAGTTCTATACCTGCTGAACCATATCTCGCAACTCGGTCGGGCTTATCTACTATGCCCTTTAAGTTTGGTCGATATGGAAGCAACCCTACCAATTCTTCTACGTTCTCATATAACTGCCAGTAGTTAAACGGATTAACTACCCGTCGTTCTAGTTTTTCAAAAGACTTCTCCAGTAGTTCCTCAGTCCAGTTCTCCGATTCAAAACCTGCTAGTTCTAATGATAACCCATAGTTATTAGACAATAACCACAGTTTGTTAGTTCCAAGCAAATCTATGTCTCCAACTTTGTAGGAAACTTTTTTTGCTAAAAGTCGTCGGGTCTCTTCTTCAACTAACTTTACCACGACGTCAGTAGTGACAATAAGTTGGGGAGAGGAGACGTTTGAGATGTCTCCGTTTTTCATAGGACTTCTATTTTAGCGTACTTAACGACGAACTCTCGAAATTTTGCAGCACTGTCATTTGCCTCGGCTGCTAACTCTTCAGGAATTTCTTGTGGAATCAACACTGAGTACTGCCCACCGTTTACTATCATGCGGTCATGGACAAAACGGACATGTTTGCAAGAAAAAAACTTTTTCCATTTAGGACAACTGCAGCGTAGTTTCTTTGTTTCAGTATCGACTTCTACTTCAAAAATTCCAGCAGCCTGTGCGGAGATGAACAGTTGAACTGTTCTCCACGAGGTCTGCATGCTGCTGCCTTTCATTGCGCTCCTCTGAGGTCAGAACCAACTATAGGAACTCGTACGAATGCTTCTTGAGCAAAACTTGCCATCGCTTCGCCGTACTTGTCCTGCCAGTTCTCAAGCATAACGTTGGTCGTTACTATTGTCGGTAACGCCTTGTCATACCTAGAACGAAGTATCTCATCAAATGAGGTATCGTCGTACTTTGAACCGTATTCTTTTCCTAAGTCATCGATAACCAGTACTCGAACGTTTAAAAAATCAAACTTAGAACGACCATGAAGACCATCTATCTCATAAACCATTTGTCGTTTATCTTCAGGGTCTGCGTCAAATGTCGACTTCTTTTTTGATAAAAACTCAGGATAAGTCATGTAATAAATTGGACGAGCGTTTAACCCGTAGTCACTTGCGCTCATACTCAAGACTTTACGAGCAGTGTCGTCATCTTCGGGTAGACGACGTACGACTTCCATAGCCGCAACGACTGCATGAGTTGTCTTTCCAATTCCAGGCCCTCCATCAAAAAGCATGCCTACACCATTTATTCCAATGTTTCCAACTTGCTTTACTACTTCTCCGTTTACTACGTCCTCAATCCATTGAGTGTACTGAGTAGGCACGTTTCCGCTGCGGTCTTCTAAATCATGAATCTCTAAACCAAGGAAGCGACGGGGAATGTTGGATGTTCGTAAAAGCCAGTGCTTCTTCAAAGAAGAAAGCGTGTTTAAGTCATACATAGTGCCCTCAATCTACTCTAGTTGTAGAGTTTCTTTTTCCAAACAGAATTTTTATACCAACCGTGAGTTACTGCAAAACTTTTAATTGAGTTCTCCTCTGCTATTTGCAATAGTGTACTGTCTTCTTTAGATTCCCAATCTTCGGTTTTAAAAGGGATGATTTGGAGTATCGGGGTTCCTTGAGGGATAGTGCCTTCAAACCCTTTTCTCAAAAAGAAGGGGACAGAACCACTCGACATAACAAACCCGTCCACCACTCCACTAAGTGTAAGAAACGGTAAATCAAACCTATTTAAGGGATGAGTGAATAAAGCGCTGTAACCTTTAGGAATACTAATAGCAACATTTGTTTTCCAAATCAGATGGTCTGGAAGGTAGCCATCAGGAGTAGGCAAACCCGCAGCAAATAACGGGTTTCTTCCACTAAGTAACTCCTTTGCCGCTCCCCAACTAAAAAAAGGTTTTGAATTACGCATTTCAACAATCACATCTCCAGGCAAAGTAATAACGTAACCTGCGGTTAAAGACTCTAAAAAGGGAACACAGGACCTAGCCGCGACAGTGCGTTCAGGTGAAAAAGCGGGTTTTCCATTTACAAACTTTGGTAAATCTTTGTACCATTTAGGCAAAACAGTTTTTGCTGGAGCAAAAGAATTAACCATGTTCGGATAAGGTTGAAAAGTTAAAGTGTTAATCTTACGAAGTCTTTGTCTCCACATAGTTAGCCTCTTAGTTTCTTTAACCTGTCTTCATGACGGGCTAACTGCGCTCTTCCAGACAGCGAATCCTGAAAAGAAGTCCCATCACTAGCAACAAGGGTACCTATCTTAACAACAGAGGTCTTTATAGGGGCAACTTTGCCAAGACCCAAATTCTCTCGTGCTTGATTCATCTTTTTTCCAAAAGATGCTAAGTAAAGTTTATAAAGATTTGGAGCCTCATCACCAATGCTTTTAAAGTTGTACTCGTCTGCCATAAATAGTCTAAGCAACTCAAGTTCAATTAAGGCAGTTGTTCCGTATTGCTTTCTAAACTTTGAGAGTGCTCCTGATAACGCTCTGACATTGACCGTTCCTGGAAGGAGGGGGTACTTGCGCCCAACCCTGAAAGAAAACTCAGCAGCGACATCCATTGGGGTCCACTCATGCTCTGGACGCTTGCCGCGAGTTTTGGGGTCGCGCTTAGAGAGTCTCTGCTGTGGCGCATCCTTTGGTTCAACGAGTCCAAAACCTGCAAGGTCATTCCCATCGTCATAGTTTCTCATAGGTACTCGTATCTCCTTTAATGAAACACCTTCGGTGTTTCTAATATCTTTTAATTGATTACTATCTTGGCTATTAGGTACTAATGGCTTAATAGTCTTTTTACTACGTGACCTATAGTCATGTGAGGTGTGGACATTTGCGTCCCCTTGGTTAGGGGGCGTTTGTGTCCCACTTGGGCTTGTAATGTCCAGTAAGTCGATGCCACGGTATCCGTTGGCTCGCTTGGTCCGAGTTCGCTTGATGAAGCCAGACTCTTCCAAGGCGATAAGGCCCCTACGGACGGTCTTCTCGTGGACGTTGCCAGTCTCTATACCAAGTTGGGCTGCAGAGGTCTGTAAACGCCCTTCAGAGCCCGCTAAATGGCATATGGTGGCCAAGAGACGGAACTGGTAATCGGTTAGATTGGCGCTATAGGCCTCTAGAGGTATTTTCACAGGCGCAGCCTACTTGTCGAAGGGGTTGAAGTCCTTTTTGCCCATATCCTCTTTGAGGCGTTGTTCTACGGCTTGTGAAAGCGTGTCCAATACCCCACTCGTGATGTATGTAGCAAATGCTTCAATAAAAGTCGACAGTGCTTCCTGCATCTCCTCAAAAAGCAGGTCTGACTCACTGTCGTCATCAAACTCGACTTCAATGACCTCTAACCCATTTTCAATGTTCCAAGTCTCTATTGCAAAGTCTTCAACGGCGTGTAAAGCAAGATGAGCCTCAAGACTGTCCTCCCACACTAAGGCTATAACGTCTTCTGAGGTTACTTCACGAAGGATTTCTTTTAACGGGGTAGAACACAACGTTATGTCTTCAGCACCTAAAGCCAGTGCATCGGCATTATCTCCATCCGTAAAGAACAAGTGATACTTTGCTTTCGTATCCTGCAAAGCCTTTGCTGTTGACAGGACAAATGTGGGGTATTCAGCCATTACTGGAAACACAACTAAAGATTGTGGGTTTAAACTTATTAAACGCCGTAATCCATCTTCTACATCGCCATCCTTAAATGGCAAAACAAGAATTCTTTTCATAGCCCCTCCTTATAGTCGTGGTATTCGAGATTGCACCACTGCAGGTTTGTTTAAGTACTTGGTCAACGCCAAGGATATAAATGTAGCGGCTGGAACCGTAACCACCAAGTTGATGTCAATCCCATAGAAAACATAAAGGGCGCCAAAACTCAATTGTGGAGCAAAGAAAATGTTTATATTAGATTTACCAAGCCAAGCACCAAGTATGGTTAAGTTAAGAAGTTCAAGGACATAGGTTACCGCTAGTCCAGTAAGCACTGTTGCAATGAGTAGGTCTACCATGAGGTCACCCTACACTGTTGCTGTGTTTGCTTCCACTCCCTCAAAGGACCGCACAATCCACAGGCTGTTAACAGGGACCCAATCAGTAATAGTCCTGTACAGACGAGGAACCTTAAAGTCTTTGTTGTAGTACAGGTGAGACGCAGAGTTGTGGGCTGTGCCTTCCCATACTGCGCCGTATTGAGCAGCCAGTCCACCGTCAAAATAGTCAGTCATTTCAGGACCAGCCTCAACTTGGAACCCTTCAAGCCACACCTCTTCACCAGAATCTGCGTCAAGTTCTAGATTAATTAAAAATTCAAGGAATACCTCAATGTTTTCAGC